CTGTGTGTCGTAAATCTTGGGGATCAAGTCCACCAACTGACGAGCCACATGGCGCACGGCACGGGTCAGGTTGTCACCATAGTGGTAAGTACCTACATCACCCTCACGCTGGCGAGCCAAAATGGCTTTACCAGAGCGTTCGTTGGAACCCATGCCCAAACTGGCGTTATATTGGCCTGTTGTGGACTTAATGTCCTCAGATGCGCCTGCTTTGGCTTGCAATAGGCCCGTGGAGGCCATTGGCGGTTGTGCCCGCTGGGGTAGTGGCAAGACTGCACCTTGGCCGTCTGTAACGTCAGGATTTACTTCGAGGTAAGGCCAGTTGTTCGTGTTGGCGGTCTTCCATTTGTCCTCATAGCCCTCAAACTGGCCACCGTAGCCAATGAACGGAGCCTTGGGAGCCAGAGCCAGCATCTCAGCTTCTTGCGAAACCCAGTAGTTGTACATGCGCTGGGCATCCTTGGCGTTACGTACCAAGCCAGACACGTACAAACGGCCATCAACCTCGAATTCGTTGCCAACAACACGGATCACGGGAATCCATTTGCCTGCCCACTCTTTTTCTTCGAGGATTTCGTAGCCGTTTATCTTGCAATACTTGACCCGTGGGCGCTCAGAGATGCGCTTGTTGACGGGTTTGCCGAACATGCCCTTGAGCATCTTGTCTTCAGGCGTGCCTTCAAAGGCCGTTTGGTTGCCTGGGTAGAGATTCAGCGTGGTTTTGTCGTAGTCGATGTAGTAATAACCAGCGATGCGAACTGTGTCTTCGTTCAGCCAGTTGCTGATCGACTGATCGCCTACACCGAGGGACTGGAGGGTCGAAATAGGCGCAGCATCGGGGTACTGGCGCTCATATTCTGCTTTTGTCAGGTCTTCGGTGATGAAACACCACTTAGCATCCGCGCCGGTGGGGTCTTGGATCAGCGGATCCATGTAAACCGAGAAGGAATTGCGAACACGGCCAATCTTGATGTCCTGATCGAATGTGTTTTCGTCACAATACTCGGTCATCAGGGTGATGTAACCCTCGCCGTAAGACACTTGGTTTTCGCAGGCGGTGTCGTAGGCCACGTCAGCGTCAGAGATGTACTCGATGTGACGAATCATGCCGTTGAAAATGTCTGCCACTTCCACGTCAGCGTTGTCATCAACTGGGATGACCTTTGCACCTGGGCGGTTCTGACGCATGTCATTCGTCACTTGACGAACGTGCTGCGGCAGTTTGTTAATTGTGAGTGTTGGGCGGGCGTTGATCGTCTGGCCCTGCACCGCGCCACGGGTGGCCAGTACGTCAGCGGGCCACTGCCAATGGTTGTCAGGACTTCCGGCATAAAAGCGCAGATCGTCAATCTCATCTTCGCGGCTTTCGGCCAGTGCGGAGACGGCCATGTCCAACCGAGCGCGGGCGGTTGTCAGAATGTCTGAATCAGACTTTGGTGGTTTGCCGCCAGCAGCTACGTTAGCGGCTGCGACTATTCCGGTTGGATCATTCATTCCAAAACCCCTAAAATATGAGGCTCACGCATGACGACATACATCTTGCCGTCTTGTTTAAATTCTTGCCCTACGCCAAAGTATACATGGTCACCGACCTTGATGTCTAGGCATTTTGGCCCGACAGCGATGGCCACGCCAGTTTCGGTCTGTGAGTTCGCAGGCAATACAAACAAGGGATGTTTTTCAACATCGCGCTCAATGATGATGCAGTCTTGGAGTGCTTTCATTTTTTCTTCATTGGTTTCTGCGCTTCGCGCTTGACGGAATACGCAATCGCAACCGCTTGTTTCACGGGCTTGCCAGCCGCCACTTCAGCTTTGACGTTCTTGCGGAAGGCTTCGGGTGATTTTGACTTGACGAGTGGCATTATTTCTTCTTCGCAGTTTTAGCTGATTCTTTGAACGCTTTGGCCGTTGGTGCGCCTTTGTCGCCTGGCTGGCGCATTTTCTCTTTGGAGCCAGCAGCTATACGAGCCTGTTTTGCATGAATATTACTGTACAAGCCGGGTTTGGTAGCCATTATGATCCCATCCAAGATGTAGTCACCACGCTTCGATCACTGTATGTGCGGCGCTGCGTGGGTTCACGCGCCTCACGGTGGGCCACGGCAAAGGCAAACGTCACGCAGATCGCGTCAGCCGCGTCTGGCGACGCCAAACCGCGCGCCTTCATGTCCTTTTTCGACTCCAAGAAAATAGTACCCTTGGAGTCGGGCTTCATCATAGGCGAAATTAGATCAGTTTTCAGGAACCTGTCAAGCGGAATTGAGGCTGTTTTCAGCCAATCTTTCATTTTCCCCCACATTTCAGCCCTTTTGTTGCCGTACATGATGGGGTTGGTCGACTTATTGCCAAAGTTGATGCCCTTGACCTTGTAGCGCTGCTCCTTGAGCCGATCCACAATGCCTGCGCCCAACCCACCTTCGTCAATTACCACTAACGCAGGCTTGTATTCCTCAATCGCCTCAATCACATGGCCAACAACGGTCATGGTGTCGTCGCCCCTGTGCCGCTGAATGGAGATAATGTCCCGCCCCTGCCTGATTGCGATGACTGTCGCGTCTGCACCGAACCGCGCAGGGTCAACACCGATCACTATTGGTGCGCTTAGATCCTTGTACTTGGGCCGTTTCATAGCCTCATCGACCAACAAGGCCGAGATGAACTGATCGTCGCCTTCGGATGGGAATTGACCGTAGACCTCAACGTGCGCCTGTGATGACTCAGGCCCATACTCGTCAATGATTTGCTGATAGACCTGCTTATCCGTCCCCTCGACCGTGCGGGCGTCCACGACCTTGGTCGACCAAAACTCCCGCTTGCTGTTAAAGCACTCGTAGAAATACCCCGTGTTGCGGCGGGGGTTAGAAAACGCCATCCAGAAGCGGTTAGGCGTGTTCTCTGTAAAGAAGCCTGACGTGACCGCCCAGATGCTGTCGTCAATACCTGACGCCTCGTCGAACACGACCAGCACACCGTCGAAGTTGTGGACACCCGCGTAAGCGTCAGGATTCTCCGCTGACCAGAGCCTGCCTTCCACACCCCAGTAGCGTGTGCCTTTCTTAAGATCACGCTCGACCAGTTCGGTGAGCCACTTGGCTGGCATCAGTCTGGTGGCTGAGACTTCAAACCAATGGCTGTTGATGGCGGTCGCTAACCACTTGGTAATCTCGGCCCATGTGACTGATCTGAGCTGGCTTTCCGAGTTGGCCGAGATGATGGTCGTGGAGCCAATCCTTGTGGACAACATCCAGATCGTGATCCATGAGACTAGGGCTGACTTACCAATACCACGGCCAGAAGACACGGCGTGCCGTAAGGTGTTGAAGTCGACCTTGCCTTTGTTCTCTTGTATGTGCGTGGCAATCTGCTGGAGTACCTCACGCTGCCATTTGCGTGGGCCTTTGAAGTGTTCCAATGGCGTGCCAGGCTGGCCCCAAGGAAACGCAAACATGACGAACGCCAGTGGGTTGTCCTTGATCGCTGGCGCCCATAGCCGCGCCATGAGTTCCTGTTCGTCTTCAGCGCTGTATATGGTCGATTGCATGTTGTACCGATGGTTCAATAATCTGGGCGTCACTCACGTCAATAGCCTCTAAGGCACGCTTTTGCGCCTCGGCCAGTGCGCCAGTGATGGAAATGCGCTGGTCGACCTCAACCGAGATAGCCTGCTTGGCCACCCAGCCGTGCTGGTGCTTCAAGACTTCTAACGCCGACTTAGCGTCGCCTTGGAGGGCGGCACTGCGGAGGACGTTGGCCATCTCTATCTCAGCGTCTGCTTTGCCCTTTTGCGCGGCGAGTTCCACCACGGGGTCAAGTTGCGTGAGTTGTCGGTATTCGGTGGGGAGCATGCCTGCGGCCAATGCGAGTGCGTCGCCTTTGAGGCCTAGCTTGGCTGCGTCATAGACAGCCTTCAGACGCGATTCGGTCGCTTCGACCTTGCGCGGTGTAAATGGAATCGAGTGGAACATTTGTTCTCCATGCTGTTTGCACGTGGGTGCGAGTTTATAACAAAAAACTAAAAAATAAAAATTGTTCACAAGCCGTACGTTTCTGCCGGCCCTGTGCCGCCGGCCCTACGGGTACCCCTATTTGCATTGTGGGTATTGCCAGCGGCCAGCCGGCGGACCGGCCAGCGGCCACCGGCCACCATGCCACATGTTGCAGCCAGCGCCGGCATGCACCAGGGCAAAATGTCCGCATGGCTTTGGGTCATTTGGGTCATTTGGGTCACGGTTTTAAATTGCAAGCTGGCGCCAGTGGCTGGCTGGCTTTGGGTCATTTGGGTCATTGTTTTTTACGTGACCCAAATGACCTAAAAGCATGGATCTGGCGCGCGCGAAGCTTTAAAGCTTTGGGTCATTTGGGTCATTTTGTCACGCTACAAAAATCGGCGCCGGACGAGGTGTCAGCGCCGCCTTACAGTCATATAGGTATTAACCCTTATATAAAAATTGTCAATTTTGTTTTTTGTATTTCATGACCCAAATGACCTAAAACCCCAAATTCTCTAGCGCTGGCGCCGCTTTGCCCTTGGGTCATTCATTTTTAAAGCATGGCCTAACCGTGACCCAAAAGACCCAAAGCCACATTGTCGCAAGGGTTATTGAAAATAGTTGTTGACAATGCAAAAGAATTTGTTACACTCTAAGCTCGCTTCGGCGAAAAGGGAAAATCTACAGTAAACGAAAGGCAAAAAATGACCAAATCTGAAATTCGCGAATTGCAAATCATTACAAAATATAGCGCTGCTGGCTTAGGCCCTGACTATGTCGCGCGCGCTATCTCTGCGCTTATTCGCGCGGCCCGTTCTAAGAAAAGCGCCGAAGCGCTTCGCGCGCATGCCCTGGCTTTCGGCGTCACAAATCATCCCGAATTCATCGCTTAATTAAACCGGCCAGCTTCGCGCTGGCCATCATTCAATAAAGTAAAGGCAAAAAATGACAATTCTCAAATTCAATACCGGCCGCGAATATACGGCCAATGGCCAGCGAATTGCGGCCAGCTTGCAAGAAAACGGCGACATTGTTTTTGTCGACGTTGACCGTCAAATTGACGGCGTCATAAGCGCCGGCGCGTTAACGTGCGCGGACGTGCTGGAATTAGGTTATTTCACCCAGCGCGAGATTATGGCGTCTTATGACGCGAATCAATATGACGGCGCCGTTGACCGTTCGATGCTGGCGCAGCTTCGCGACGCGGCCGCTTCAATCTAATTCAATAAAGTAAAGGCAAAACAACATGAAAAAAGCATTATTAGATCTACTGGCCGTGGCCATCATCGCTGGCGCATTGCTTATCGGCGCCCTGGCTTATTTTGACGTCTTAACAAAATAAGGGGCTGGCCATGAAAAAACCCCTAGGCTATATTTTGTACGAAGGCCCTTCTATGATCGACGGTTCGCCGATCGTCGTCATTGTCAATAAAATCGACGGGTCCGATAACGCGAAAACTGGCGCCATGGTGCAGACGTTTATTATCCGGTCCGATATCGCGCCGACCGAAGCGCTTCGTACCGGCGACGACGCGTCGATTTGCGGCGATTGTGGCCACCGGCCGTATTTGATCAAAACCGGCCAAAGCGACGAACCGCCTTGTTATGTAAATGTCGGCCGTTCGGTCCGTTCGGTTTTTGAAGCATATAAGCGCGGCCGGTACGAACGCGCCAGCGCCGACACTATCGCGCGCGCGATCGCCGGTTTACTCTTGAGAATCGGTACATATGGGGACCCGTTCGCGGCGCCGGTCGAATATTGGCAAGCGCTGGTTAAATTTGTGGCCGGTCATTCGGGTTATTCGCATGCATGGAAAAACCCTAATTTTGACCATGCAGCATGGGCGCCCTTGCTCATGGCCAGCGCCGATTCTATCGACGACGCGGCGCATGCTAATTTGTTAGGCATGCGGGTTTTTCGGGTGTCGATCGGCGTCGATAAGCAAGCTGGCGAGACAACATGCCCGGCCAGCGCCGAAGGTGGCAAGCGCGCAACATGCGCCAGTTGCTTATTATGCGCTGGCACCAGCAAGCAAGCGCGCGATATCGTTATCGCGGACCATGCAAGCGGCCACCAGCGCCGGGTTATATCAATTGGAGTAGCAGCATGAAATTTTCTGTAAATGACAAGGTAGCATTCGCGCGCGCCGTGGTTCGGCGCGTGGGCCATGACAAGGCCACGGCCGACGCGCGCGGCGTCGTGGTGGCCGTTGACGGTCCGGTAGTGGCCGTTGATTTTGCGGGTACATGGCGCGCCCATGAAAACGGTGGCACGGTCCGGTATGTACCGGCGGCCAACTTAACTAAAATTTTAGCCAATGGGGTTATATATGACCATTAAAAGCATGCGCGCAAAATTCCCCGGTTATTGCAGCCGGTCCGGCGCCAGGATAAACCCCGGCGATGATATTAAATTTGACACTATCGCGCGCCGGGCATGGCTGGAAGAGCCGGGCGACTCTCGCGTTATTTTCTACGGTGAAACCGGCGCGACCGTATTCCACCGGAACCCGCGCGGCCGGTGCATCGACGCGCCGTGCTGTGGCTGCTGCACTATTTAAAAAGGGGAAAATTATGGACCATTACGACAAAACAACTTTAACCTTCCACCGGGGTAATGCATTTACGCCAGAGGGCATAAGCCCGGAACCCTTCGCGACTCTCACAATCAACGACCTAGTTGGCCGAGAGTTAATCGATACTATTTGCGCCCTGGTGCGCGAACACGTCAACGCGGCGCATGCGGACCATTGCAACATTAAATTAACTGTAGAAGATTGGGACTGTTAAATGTTAAAAATGAGACTAGGACGGACAATTTATATTGTCAACGACGACCACGCCGGCGCGGTAATGAATGAGCATGCCAAATGCACCGGTAAACACAAAATTGTAAAAAGTAAGGGCGCCGAAAAGCGCCAATTTCCTACTTATTTTTACTCTACGGCGGACTATGTAACGCGTTATTACGCGTTAAATAGCGGGCGCTGGCCTAAGGGCAAGGGCGCGCCCTACGGCGGCGAAAACACGTTGACCGGGTTTTATGAGAATCTAAACGAAGCGCCGACCACCTACTACACTGAAGAGGATATATATGAAAACGAAGGATAATCTACACCCGCTTATGCGCGAGATAATCGCGCCCATGCGCCCGCTCACCTACGCGGACCACTATTATGTAGACCTGGGTTATCGGCATGAGCGCGGCCAAGTGTCAGAACACGAATATAAGATGGCCATGGCCGAAGGTCCAGAGGCCCGGCGCCTAATGGACCGAGGCGCCATGGAGGCTATGCAATGGTCCTACTAATTGCGCTTATACTGGGGGCGCTGCTGGCGGTTCTTTTGGACCTTTAGCGGTTGCCACACCTCACAAGGCCCCTTCGCAGGGGCCTTTTTTTATGCTCATTTAACCAGCCGGACGGCTTGCAATGCTGGAAGGTCTTCCACCATGCGGCGAAGGTCCGATTTGCTCACGCCGACCATGTCAGGGGCGCAAAATAGGTGCTTTTTGCTGGGGAAATCACCCGACGCCACGCGGCCAAGATCCAGCCAGCCAGCCTCTTTGAGCGCATGCAATAACGCGGGCTGGGGGACCTTCACGCCAGCGGGAGCGGCGCCCGCCACGCGGTCACATAGTGCATGGAAGGGCGACGCCACGACGCCTTTAGAAAATTCACCCAAGCGCCCGCGCATAAGCTCGACAAGGTACGATTCGGCCATGCTCATACCATGCTCGACCAAGTTCAATTTGAATTCGGTCATCATGGGAGCGGCGCCAGGATTGAACGCGGACACGTCACGGGCCATAAGCCACGCGCCCACGGCGGCGAACCCGCCGGCCTTGTACCAGTCCCACATGCGCGCGGCGGCCTCGGGGGCCATGCGCGGGGCATGGGACCAAATGCACATCCAACGGCGGTCCTGCGAATCTAAACTAATCGGCACGGGGTCATTTGAGAACGCCAGCACGAAAACACGGTTGGCCATTTGGTAGGGGTGCAAGCCCTTGCGGTTAACTGTCAACATTTCAGGGGGCGCGGCGATGATAGGTTTTAACTTATTGGCCAGCGCGCGCCTCTCTTTGGCGTCGGGTTCTTTCAACTCATTCAAAATCAGGATCTCGGACTCGAGGGCATAGCCAAATTGGCTGCTCATTGTGTCGTTGTCCAACAGGCCACGGTTTTTAAGGTGGGGGCCACACACGGCCCAAATGAACGGCGCCCACATGGTATCTTTGCCGGACCCTTGATCGCCACCATGCAACACGGCGTGATTGATCTTGACGTTAGGGTGCTGGACCTTAAAAGCCATCACGTTCAAGATATGGTCCAACTCGCGCTGATCGGGCACTAGAGTTTTGCAGTGGTCCATCCATGGGGTCACATCGCCAGCGGCCACAGGTGGCCGGGCATCGCGCCAGCGGTTACCGAACAGGTCACCATCACGGGCCACAATGACCGACTCGCCTGCGGCGTAGGTGATGCCGACAAGGGCCTTGGCACCGTACTTCTGGCGGTTCTCGTCAAACGACACGGACGCCTCAATTTTGGGGTTCTTTCCGTGGATTGACTTGCAGGGGATGTGACGAAACAAGGCGTTGAAGGTCTGGCGGGAGATCTCGCGGCGGTCTTGCATATCAAAATAGGACTCGTCGTCCTGAATGTACGCAAAGCGCTCATACCACTGCGCCTTTTCGACACGGCCCAACTCTTTGCGCTCGACCTCGGCGATCACGGCGGAGGCGTCATCGGTAAACATGTCGGACGGGGTCAGCTTGGCCAGCGCTTGGTCCATGGCCAAGGTCAGCAACTCTTCACGCAAACCAGGCGCATGCTTGGGGCCGCCTTGGTCGGCCACCCACTTGAGGAACGCATTAGAGTCAAAGTCAACGCAATGGCTGTGCAGGCAACGGTAAGCACGATTAGCGGGCATGTAACGGCCCTCGGGGTTGCCGTCAGTATGCTCGGCCTGATTGGGACAGATCACGCCAGCCCAGCCCTCATGGTTAGGCTTGGACAGCAACGCGCCATGGCTAGACAGCCACGCCATCACATCATCAGCGCCGTCGTCTGACAAGCGGATCGGACGCACGCCGATAGAGTCGGCGGGCGCAGGGGTTACGTTGAACGCTGTGCAAATTTCGTCGAGGGTAAACTCACGCGCAGGCTCAAACTCAACCAGCTTGGCGGCGAAGTTGTTGCGCCCTGGCTTTAAGTTGATCGAGCCGGGCAAGCGGAAATTACGCACCGCGTTAACGGCGCCTTTGTCGGTGTAACCGGCCTCGGCGATGGACTTAATGGCGGCGGCGAAGTCGGCCTTAGTGGGCTGCTCTGAGAATGCATAGCCCCACTGAAATGAACCTGGGGACGTTTCAATTTTCCATGTCGGCGCAAGCGGCGGTATGTTGGGAGCTTTGTCAGGGTCGCCCACGTCGTCCAGCACCATCACCAGCACATATTCACAGCACGCCACGCTGGCGCTTGGATAGCCGTCTTTGAAGCGGTCGACAATAAAGCTGGCAGTGTTGCCATAGATTGCCCAGTCAGGCTTGATGCGTGCGGTGGGCAACATAGCAGGCCAAGTGCATTTGATCGCACCATCAGGAAAAAATTGCAGTTCTTTGCCAATGGGCTTTTGACGCACGACCAAAGCAGTCTCACCCTCGGGTGCCAAGGAAATTAAAAAATCAAGAAAATTCATTTGCCATACCTTTTCATAGTTTCAACTTCAGCGGCCAAGGGCAAGCCATCTGCCCACGCTGGCGCTGTACACATCACACGTTTTAAATTCTCTGCCGCTTCTGGGTCGGCTGTCTCGACAACAATTTCGTCATGCACATGAAGCACGACGTCATCGAGTTGTCTGAGGGAATGTCTGAGTAGATCATTGGCGACCGCCTGCGTCACATTTTCACACGCCAAGCCTTTCCAGAGTCTTGCTCTAGGCCATTCTTTTGCATCTTGCGCGGGCTTCCATGCCGCTTTGGCATAGGTGACGCCCTCCGATTCCAATTTGGCATAGGGGTAGCACAAGATGCGGCCAGAGGGTAGGGCATACCATAAGTGCAAGCCGTCAAACAAATATGTTATACGGCCAGCCTTAAATTCACGCCCCTTGTTTCTCATGGCGCGGGTGTACGATTCTTCAAGCGCAGACCAATAAGGTACGCTCCAAGGGTTAGCACGGCGCCAGCCATCAACCATTCGCTTGGCGACTGGTTCGGGAAGACTGATCCCGTAAGCCCTGCCCATAGCAGCGAAAGCCCCAACACCACCTGCAAAACCGCAAGCAAGTTCCTGAACTTTTCCGATCTGTCGCTGATCTTTGTTAATCTCGGAAATGGGTATGTGAAACGTCGCGGCAGCATTGACTTTATAGACGTCTTCCCCAGTGCGGAATAGTTCCAGTTTATCGTCTCCTCGACCGGAAAGCCACGGGTTGACACGCGCTTCAATAGCCGCCCAGTCAGCAACAACGAAGTGCTTTCCCTTGGCCGGTATGAGTGCGGGGCGGAGCATTCCTTTAAGTACATCGGTAACGCGCTTTCCATACCGAGGCACGATTGCGTGTCCTCTGACCATGGCGTTGCGGGTTTCCTCTGGCTCGGCGGCGCATTTGCGGGTGAAGTTGTGGACTTGGGCGCCGTAGGATGATGCGCGGCCTGTTGCTGAGCCGCCAGCAAATACGAACGCTCCTCGTACTCGTTCATCCTCCTCATCTGCCAAAGCCGCGAGTCGGCTGAACTTTGCCACCGAGGACGCCCAGAGGTCGTCGGCGCATTGGATAACTTCTTGGACATCGGCAGGGACTTCATCGGGGTTCTCCATTGTTAGTAAATTGGCACGCACAGTTTTGTCGATGGAATACTTGCCATCCTTTTCCATCAACTTCTTAGCCTCATCACCCACGCGCTCAAGCACCCACTCACGCATGCGTGGGGAGCGAACACTAGTGATTGCGCCGCCGGTGACTTCTTTGACGATCTCTTCGATCTCGATCAGTTCATCGGACGCAAACTTAACAGCCGCATGGCACAGCGGCACATCGACCAACACGCCGCGATCATTGATGCGCTCGTTGACGTGGTAGTCCTCTAATTCTTCTGCGCTCAAGTCACGCATGGCCTGACTGATTGCACGCATGGCGCGCACGTCCTGCTCACAGTACTGGATCATCTCGGCCATGAGTTCAGGCGAGTCTTTGAACGGCGGCACGCACATGAGGCGAATCAGTTGCGCGCCTCTGTGGTCTTTCTTCATGGACGCGCCAGCAAAGCGGCCAACGTCTTCCAGACTGCCAGGCGCGCAGTTGGCGCGGGCTTGTGTGGCGGTGCAGTAGAACTGCTCAAGTTTAAAATTTATTTGTAAGACATACCAAAAGATCAAGCGCTCGAACGCCGCGTTATGCGCCCTGATCTGGCCGGTGTAGTTGCGAACGCTATCGGGGAAGGGCTGGGACGGAACCCACGTCATCACATCCTCATCGTCAAACGCATACGACATGCACAACACTTCGGTGCTGGCGTCTTGCGCGTAGTTGTACACGCCCTTGGCGCGTAGGTCGCATGTACTGCGAGTTTCAAAGTCAAGCCAAAGCATAAAAAGGCGGGGCTTACTAACGGCTTGGGAGATAACGTCCCTCACCCTGTTCAGCCCCTATTTAATTAGACGCTACGGCGGCGGCGCGTTGGCGCAGCTTCCGGCTCGGCCTTCACCAAGGCTGGTTCCTCACCATCCATCGACACCCACTCGACAATCTCAAAGACTGGCGTGTAAATTTTGCCGTAGGACTTGTGCGCGTAGTGGTCTTTCTTCAGACGCACGACTGGCACTGGCTTGCTTTGGTCTTTCTCGACTTGCTCGGCCAGAGCAACAGCCAAGGTCTGAACTGCGCGCTTACCGCCCACTGACGTGGTGGTGAAACGTGCTTCCATTCCTTTGTCTTCGCCTGAGATGCACTTCAGAGACATACCAACTTGGCTTTCCCAACCCTTCTTAGCTTGAGGGGGCGCCTCATCCAAAGCAGGCAAGGGGTTGCTAACGCTGGTCATCTTTTCGCCCAACACTTCACCATCACCCCAAGCAATAAAGCCGTGGACAAAAGAGAAAGGATTGACAGCCCACACAGCGTCGTCTTCGACTTCGGTCTGATCTGCACCGAAGACCCAGTGGCCAGTCTTGTCCATCTTGAGGATGACAACACCGGCAGGGCCGACTTCAGCTTGGATTGAACGAAGCGCAGATGACAAGGTTGAAACTGCGGGCAGGTTTGCTTGAGAGAATGTAGTTAAGTTCATAATATACCTTTACTGGATTTTAGAAAGGGCAGCAGATAACTGTTTGCCCAAGAGCATCACTTCGGGGCGCGGGTCATCCGCGCTTGCCAAAGTGTTACCTGACGAGATGGCGACCACGAGGTCTTCTGGTAGGCCGAGCTTGCGTTTCTTCAACGCCTTCTCGGCCTTCGCAGGGGAGACGACAGAAGTCTCCATCACTTCAGATTCTGTGAGGCCGTATGCGAAGAGGGCGACCTTGGCCTTTTCTTCGTCTGACCATGAACGGATGGCACGTTTGGCCACCAGTTTGTATTCGGGTAACTTAGCGCCTGACTCAAGCATCTGGAGCGCCAGCGAGCGCAGGTCTTTGATCCAGTCCTCAAGCATGTCAGCGTTCTTAAGATAGTTGCTGATCTGCGCGGCTGGCAGGGCGTCGATCTGCACCTTCAATGCGCGGTCAACAGCGCCAGTCATCTTAGGGCAGATTGGCTTGGCCGCGCACCAACGGCAGTGGTCACCCACGGCCAGTTGTGCATCGGCTTTCATGGCTTGCTTAACGGCTTGCACCAACTCAAGTTCAAACTTGGCAATGCGCTCTGGCGTTGTCACCCAGCGACGCACTTCAGGGGGCTGGACAATGACCATCTCGATCTCAGTTGCGCCTTCAAACGCCCACGCGGCTTCTTTGGTACGCATGGCAGCGGCGGCGTAGAACATCAGTTGCGGGTTCTCTTCCACTTCAACCATGACACCATCACCAAATTTCCAATCCAACACAATGGCACGGCTACCAATCCGACCAATAAGATCAGTGGAACCAAAGACGCCAGGCAGAAGATCGCCGAACCCAACCCGTGTTTCGACTTCATATTCCATTGTTTGATCGGGGTCAATCGCATCGAGTGCCTCCATGGCGGGTTTGATTTTTTCTTCGATCAACTCTTGCGTGAGAAGCTGATCTTTGTAGCGCGCGCCAATGTAAGACTCTGGCGCATCACCTGACGTGAGGATCTCTTCCATCATGTTGTGCAAGAGTGTGCCACGGTCGGCGTGTTCGCTAGATGGCTTCGGGGGCATCTTTTGCACCAGCGCCACACTGCCTGGGCAGTTGATGACGCGCTTGGCTGTCGAGCCGCCTACGATATTACTGTGCTGCATTGCGTGCCTCCATCATTGCGTCTGCCATTGTGTAAGCTTGCTTTGCAAATGTTTTTAAGGGTGCGTTAACTTCAGAGGCTAATAAGCCTTGCATGGCCTTGGCCGCAAAGTAGTCGCGCATGGTCAAGCCATGTTCGTTGTCTGCCAAGTCAAAGTGCATGGCGGGGAATGCTGGTTCGATCACTTTACTGTCCTTTCGTTTAATGAGACTTTAATGTAGCACAGAAATAATTGTTGTGCAAATCTTTTTTACATGTATACTTTGCGGCATGCGTGAAAAAGAAATTGAAATTTATTTTGACTGGGCGGTGCAGCGCATCGGCGGTAGGACTTGGAAGTTTACTTCGCCTGGACGCAAAGGTGTAGCAGATCGCATTGCGTGTTTACCCGATGGCCAGACTTGGTTTGTCGAGTTAAAGACCAAAGGCGGCAGATTGTCTGCGCTCCAGAAATTATTTGAAACCGACATGATGCTGTTGCGTCAAAACTACGCATGTTTATGGACTAAGGAGCAAGTTGATGAGTGGGTCAAAACAGTTAAATGAAATGGAAAGCTATCCAATAGCGCGTGCGCGGGAAGTCGTGGTACTGCTGTACGAAAGAAACCAAATAAAGTGGGATGAACTTGACCGCGAAGTGGTGTTTGCCATTCAAGCATTAGTTGCAGCATACCTAAATAAAAAATGAAACTTAGGCCTTATCAAGAGACAGCCGCTGACTTTCTCTACGAACATGACCGCGCCATGATCTTGGCGCCAGTGGGTGCGGGTAAGACCGCCATCACGCTGACGGCCATGTGGGAGATGTTGCGTGACTGCCACGTCAAGCGCTGGCTGGTTCTGGCGCCCAAGCGCGTCTGCACTGACGTGTGGCCAGTCGAGCGCCCCAAATGGGCTGACCGCATGAGCATGGCTCTGTGCGTTGGCACACCTAAGCAGCGCTTGGCGGCGCTCAAGAGCAACGCCCAAGTGATTGTGACCAATTACGACAACCTTCAATGGCTGGCCGAGCAAAAGCTGAACTTTGACGGCGTTGTGTTTGACGAACTCACACGCCTTAAAAATCCATCAGGCACACGCTTCAAAGCGTTCCTCAAAGTGGTTGACCCCATGACTAAACGCTGGGGTTTGACTGGCTCGTTTACCAGCAACGGCTTGGAGGACGTCTTCGGTCAGTGCAAGATCGTTGACCAATCCCTGCTTGGCCGTTCTAAAGGCGCGTTCATGCAGCAGTACTTCGTGCTGATCAACAAGGACTTTGGCGAATGGGCGCCGCGAGTAGGCGCGCTTGAGAAGGTCATGCGCGTGATTAAGCCTGCCACATTTGTCTTGGAGGCAGGTGAGTATAAGGACAAACTGCCGCCTTTGCATACTGTTGAGATCAAGTGCAACATGGATCTGACGCCCTATAACAAGATGAAAAAGGACTTTGTGCTAGAGGGCATCACGGCAGTCAACGCGGCAGTAGTCACGGGCAAGTTGCAACAACTGGCGTCTGGCTTTGTGTACGACACGACCACAGCGCCGTCTGATTCACCAGGCAAGTTTACATCTACCCAGCGTCCGATCTGGTACAGCTTGCACAAGTTTGAACGCCTTGAAGAATTATTAGATGAGAACCAGCATGCCAACACCATTATTGCTTACACCTACCAAGAAGAACTTGCCGAACTCAAGCGACGCTTCGGACACTTGCAAACCCTTGATGACGCAAACGTCATCGAGCGATGGAATGCTGGAAAGGTCAGGTTACTGGCCGTCCATCCAAAGTCAGCCGGACACGGCCTCAACTTGCAACACGGCGGCTGTCACATGGTGTTTTTGTCACTGCCGTGGAGTCTGGAGTTGTACGAACAGACCATTGGTCGTCTGCACCGCAGCGGGCAAAAGCACGATGTGTGGTGCTACGTGATGCTGACCAACAAAACGGTCGACGAGAAAATCTGGGCGGCGCTTCACGACAAGCGCGCCATCTCTGAAATTGCCATGGAGGAACTTAAATAATGTGGCCATTCCCACCATTTCCAAACCCCAAGGACAAAGGCGCTAACGTGCCTAAGTTTAACCCTGATAACTTTGAGGACGCCCCACTATGATCCGCACCGACGAAGATGACGAGTTTGACCGCATCGCCATGGAAAACAATCTTAAAGGTCAACCCTACTACTGGAGCGCCATGGAAGTGGTTATCTACACCAAGCGCAAGTGCCCCAACTGCACAGCGGCCAAACAGCTTTTGCGGGCTAAGAACATCAACTATGTTGAGATGGACGTTGAGTCAATGCCCTCGCTACTTGACAACTTGCCCACAGGCGTGCGCCAGATGCCGCAGATTTTTATCAACGGTCAGCGCGTAGGCGGCTTGGCTGGACTACAGGAAGCATTGAAATGAAACGAATTGACCAATGGAAGGCCAAACTCAAAGTGGCCAAAGCAGAACTACGCATACGCAACCGAGAAGCCAACGCGGCTATCCGCGCTCTCATGCACGTCAGAACAACGATCACCGAACTGGAGAACAAAATTGAACGACACCTGGCGAAGCCTTAACAGCAAATTAAGCCGTCTGAGCGAAGAAGAAGTCCTCAGCCTGCTCAACGAAGAACTTGAAGGCGCCAAGCGCGTCTCCATGCTTCAGCGCCTTCACCAGCGCTACAACACCCTGCGCGTTGCGCGGGAGAGACTAGAACTACTCAAAGGAGCAATACAACCATGATAAATTGGACGCCACCCCAAGGTACTAAAATAACCTACCCGAGCAAGTGCCTGAACGACCCCACATTTAACTACCAGCGCGGCTCAGACGTGCAGGCACGCTGGCGTGAGAATGGTTGGACGCCACCGTCTGAAAACATGCAACCACCCCCACCTGAGAAAGTCCGTGCTTTTTAATTACATCGAATGCGCGCCCGTTCAGCCATGCGCCAAGTGCATGAACTGCAAACGGCGGGCGCCCACTGCCCGCCTTGTCGTGCAAAACAGCAAATCCAAGGCGTGCATCTACATGCCCATATCACTTCAAAAACAATGCACAAATTTAAATTCTGCGCCGAGTGTAAAGCAGACAAACCGCCCGAAGGCGGCGTAGACATAGGGGTTAAATGGCACTGCCAAAGATGCTGGATTAACCGAACAACCAACAGACACTTGAAACAATATGCCACGCCCAAAACCGCTAGAGCCGCTTAAAGGACGCCAGATCAGGCTGACAGATCGTCACATGATGATCTTCCAAGAACTAGGCGGCATAGACTGGCTGCGCAAACACTTGGACAAGAACGCCAAGATGCCCGCCAAGTATTACCGCCTTGAATTAGACGCGCCATCAAAGAAAGAGATCAATGACTAACAGACCAGACTTTTCTACCTGGAGCCAAGCCAACCTGACCAAGTTCGCAGGCGAGGCTTACGCCAAACTGTGCGAACAAGATGACATCATCCAGCACTTGCAGTGCGACCTCAAGACTGCGATTGAGGCTTACCGCACGCTGACTAAGCAAATGCCCGAGTCCCAGTCCGATCAATGATCAGCGCTTGCTTGCGTGGTTTGGCCTCTGGCGTGTTGGGTATGCTCACATGCGTCCAGCGGTCAAACTCGCGGATGATTTGGTCATACCCAAGATCACTGGCGATGATTGCCCTGACCACTTGGTCGGGCGTCATAGAGGGTACACGAATGTCAGCAGCGCAGCCGATGCGATGCTGAGAAGTATCTTTACTGCCCACAGCGTCATTGACAGCCTTTGATCTGAAAGCTGAGTTGACCATGATGGGCTTGCCACCCAATACTTCTTTGACTTGCTCAAGAAATTCAGCAAGCCTTTGGATATTTGCGATTTCGGATTCATTTGGCGTGTTGTCTAACTCACGGTGATCGGTGTGCGTTAGTTCTTCAAGAGTAAAGTGTGGTGTCATTTTTTAACCCTATCTGCGATCTTTTCCATGGTGCGGCCACCGAAGTAGAACGACATGACGAGCATGCCCCACTGCCCCAGCAACTCAACGTAGGCGCCGCGCGTCTCGTATTCAAAGATGGACGCGATGGCAAAGCCAGAATAGGCCACCAAAAGGAATATAAGCGTCATAGGGCGTATATTTTTGGACAGCCAAGAGTCAGACGCCATGTCGGCTTGCATGCGCTGTGTGAGGTTGTTTTGCTCAGTCTCGTACAGTTTGGTTTCGTTGGCCATCTTAGCCAACTCGCCATCTTGCGCCATCTTTTGTAATTCAAGCTGCGCCCGAGCCTTGGCCTCTGGGTCAGGGATCAACTTGTCGATGAGCTTGCTGCCCACGTTTAGAATTGCATCTAGTCCGATCATTTCTTTTCCTCATCGTTTTGCATTAGTTTGATGCCTGACAGAAAGCCGATCATGCCGCCGATCAGCGTTGAGAAGGCAGGGCTAATCATCTTGAAGATTTCGGCGTTGTCCACCTCTTTGGCCCACAGACCTAGCATGAACGCGACAACCATGGCCAAGACGGAAAGGCAAAGCGTGGTGCTGACCATCAAGGTCACATACAGCGTTAGCTTTTCTTTGGTGCTTGTTGTGTTTTCCATGCTGCCCTCATACAAAGATTTGGAATCGTCTGCGGTCTTCAAAGGATCCAAGTTCAATTGTGTTTTGTCTGCCGCGCTTGTTGTAAAGTTCAACTTCCAAATCTTCAGTTTTTTTAACTTGTTTAAGACATTCCACCGCATATCTGTAGTCTTCCTGAACTTTTTCTACCGCCTTGTCAAATGCCAACTGAGTGGCGGTGTGGGTCGGCTGAACTAACGGATACCATTTATTCAAGGTAATCATTTCTTTTCCCTCTCCACAGCCCTCGCATAGTAATACAGCACTTTTGACCGCAGTTCTGCGCTATCCGCAACGCCAGCCCACAGCGCCAAGTTATTCCAAATGCCTACCAGTTGTTCCGAACTACAAGCGTCGCCGTTTGTGGTTAGCCACTCAGACAGACGCTGGTGTCGCTCACTCGGGTTTCCGAGCCAGCTTAGACCATAGAAGTCGGAGACGAAGCATGACTCTTTGGCCGTAGCCCTTGATAGCAGCAACAGCAGTAGAAAAAGCAGTACTCGCATTCATTTGTCAACCTTGCTATCGAGTTTATCGAAGATCTTGCCCAGCATGTCTTTTACATCGCGCATGTCGGCGCGGTAGTCATCGCGTGTAACGTAGTTCAAAGGCATGGCCCGCACGTCCGTGTCGAGGCGTTCCAGTGATCGGTAGATGTTGTTTAACACCCAACCACCTAAGAACCCTGCGAGACTGACCGCTATGTTAAATAGAACTTGAGTGTCCATTATCGAGCCAATGCGTTTTGGTTTTCAGGTTCAGCGCGACGCGACATTTCAGCGCCGACCGCCCGTGTGCCGGCCAAGCCTGCGGCAGTACCAACGCCAGGCGTCGCCGCACGGCGAGCCGCTTGCAGTTTGATAGCGGCTTCAATTTGATCAGCAGCAATAGCGGGGTTGGTCAACTCACGCGCAATCTCTAGCGCGATCTTATCGTCCATGCGTAGCGCCAAGCGCTTAACGACATTGTTAAACACCGTAATTGGTACAGACAAAAAGTTGGGTAAAGGCAGACCAGCTTCTTTACCAGTTTTTGTGGCCAAACTTTTAAGGTCAGTGCCTGCATCGGCGCCAGCTTTGACCAAGCGCTGATATTCGCCTTCACGCAACAGGTCCTGTCTCACCGCGTTTACATGGCTTAATTGTTCAGGTGTAAATTGTTTGGTCAACTCACCAATTCGCTGTTCAACTGCAAGCGCGTTGGCGCCTGCTGGTAATGCCGGCGCTAATTTATTGCCGCTGGCTTTGGCAAGCTCTTCAATTTTTGCCAAACGAGCGGCGTCTTTTGCAACAACGCCGACGCGCTGAGTAATGTTCATGCCGGCGCCATCAAGAATTTTGAGTGGCTCTGCATACTTCTTCATAAACGTAGCGTGCGACTCTGGCGTTACGCGGCCAGCGGCATCTGTTACTTCGCGGCGGTATAGGTCCTCAATGCCAGTGCGGGCAATCTTCATTGCGTCTGGGTTCTTATCAAACAAACGCAAGAAGTCTTTGGCTTCGCTTTCGCCCTTGGGCTGAAAGTATTTGCTGACGACATCTTCTGGCTTGATCTTAGTCTCTTGCAAGTTTGTTTGCTTGAACAAGTTTGCGTTGATGCCTTCTTTAAAGCGCGGCGCGTATTGTGTGCGATAGGTGTCCAGCGCGCCTTTATACAGCGTCTTAGCTTCGTCGGTCAAAGTAGTGCTTGACTTAACTGCGTCGTCAATTGCAGCGTGCAACTGCTTTAAATTTCGCAATGTTGTGGCCGCCATAGGCGCGTTGCTGGCCGAGGCCGCCGCAATGTCTGCATTGATGGCTTTGCGAACGTCATCAAGTTGCAAGAGAGTTGCTTCAGGCGTTGCTGGAGGCGGCGTAGGCGCTTTGGCCGTCTTAAAGCCTGCTTTACCAACAGTTACTGCTTCCGCTTCAGGTACTGACGGCATAAAACCGCGCAACTTGCGAACCGTGTCAGGTGCAGTCTCAGTAGCAAAACTGGACAACTTGCGGTCCAAAATGCGTTCGGCTTCACTGACAACTTTTGATACATCAATCTTTGCGTCGCCGGCGGCGTCAAACGCCGCATCGTAGGCGGGTTTTATTACGTTTGTTTTGACTGCTTTTTGCTCGGCCTTGGCCGCGTCAATTAATGTGCTGCCAACTTCGCCGGGCGTTACGTTAACTAAACCGCGATCAATTTTTGCTTGAATGCGTTGCTTAGATGCGTCAAATTTAGCCGCCGCACGTACTTCTTGCTCTTGACGGGCAACAATGTTTTGCGCTTCTTTGGATGCGTAAATGTCTGCTGCGCCTGGCACTTGACGAGCGCGCGCTTGCAATACTGACAGTCCTACGCTACCCGCAGGCGCGGCGACTTCGCCGGCAGTTGGAGATGTGCCTGGAACGATTTGTGTGCGACCACGCAAAGCATTGACAATCTCTTCGCCCTTGTCGCCAACAGCTTTAACGTATTGGTCAAGTTTGATGTTTTTAAGTTTGTTTGCGTATTCGGCCCCTTTGGCGATGACAGGGCTTACAACACCACGGCCAAAGGCTTCCATTGTTGCGCCCTCAAGCACGTTCTGTGCTTGACGTACAGCGGATTGTGGGAGTGTTTCTTTGCCGCTTTCGCCTGCGGCAAAACGCAACAACTCTTTAGCGCCAGCATAGCCAGCACCTGCGCCAGTTACGGTGCCCAATGGGCCTGCGCTAGACCCAACTATTGCGCCGCCAGCACTTCCTAGCGCTTCAACAGCAGGCGCAATAAACTCAACTTGTTCTTTGCGTGGCTTGGCTGCAAGCGCGGCGCCCATCTCAAACGGTGCGGACAACATGTCAAACATACCTGCACGACCTCTTGCGGCAGGCGCTTCGGCAGGCGCTTGGGTTGCGCGCATGCGTCGAATCTCATCAGCAAATGCTTTAGCGTCTGCGGTGTTGCCAGCAGCATCGGCCTTGACCAACGCTGCGCTGAGTTGTTCGAGTGTGGCCATAATTATTTGTACTTATCAAGAAGTGCGTCAATACCACCACCGCCGGAATCTTTCTTACCGCGTGGAGCAGGTAAATCGCGAAACTGAGGGAAGCGTTGAAAGTCTTCAGAGCGCGTCTTTTCATAAGTGTCGCGGATGCGGTTAATAGCGCCAAGTGCTTGTTGCTCAACCAAGTCAATCTGCTCAAGCAACGGGCCTTTACCTTTGACTTCATCAAGCGCGGCAATTTGATCAGACAAAATTTTCCACTCTTGGTTTGCAATTGACCCGATTGCGCCTGACATGGCCGCAGTCGCTTTACCTAGCGCGGTCACTTTACCTCGTAAGTTAGCAAGGCGTGTTTCAGCTTGGGCCGCTTTACCTTCAGAGAACGATGGCAAATATTTGCCGGTAAAGCCAGTAGCGGCTGACAAGCCTGGCGCAGTCTTAACTTTATCAATTGAATCGAGCAAGTCGTCCATCTGCGACAAAGCAGTTGTGGCCGCTTTGTAGTCTTTACCAACATCGGTACGCAATTTAATTGTTTGTCCTTCTGTTAAAGGTTTTAAACTAGTTGCGTCAGATGCGGGTTGCATTCTTTGACTAATTGCCTGCTCACGCGATACGTACATTGGCCTACCATCTGGACCAATAACTGCAACTGGCGCAGAAGGCGGCGCTGGTGTACGACTAGCTTCTTTAATTTTACGTTCGTAATCAAAAAGAGTACCTGTAAAACCTTGCGCTTTAGCAGCGTTATAGTTTCGGATCAAATCAGTGTCGCCTCGTTCTGGCGCTTGAGTAAACGATTTTGTTCTTGGATCAAACACGGAACTACCCGCAGCCACTGATATTGGTTTCATGCTGTCAAGTAATTGGCCAACGCTTTGCATTGATCCCATACGCAAATCTTCAAACTTACCTGTTTGAACAGCATTTTGCAAAGCTGCAAGCCCTTTTTCGGGCGTTGCGCCTATGCTCTTAAGCCAAGGACCAAGAACTGGGTCTGCGTGTACAGATTGATGCAACGCTAAATATGCTTCTGGTGTATCAGCTAATTTGTAAGCGTTAGGTAAAACGGCTAACTTGTCAGTCAACAACTTAGTGCTTGCGGATTCTTGCTCAAGACGCGTCTTTTGAATGCCGGGTATTTGCGCGCCGCCGCCGCCAGCCGCCACAAGGCCGGTCAACTTGTTGTAGTCAATTTTGCCTGTTTCTGGATCAGTCGCTTGCGAATACGCATCTGCTAACAAGTTCTGCGATTTCTCTGCGCGTTGAGCCGAACCAAGTTGAAACTGTGCCAATTGATTTTGATTTTGCGCGTTTTGAATTTGCGCAATTTGGCTGTACTGCGCCAAAGGATTGGCGACTTCAATACCTCTAACGCCAAGAGCAATGTTTGGGTCAATAGCCATTGTCGTTCCTTATGGTGTACCGCCACCCATAGGGGTGAAATAGGGGTTGCTAACGGTAGCATAGTTGCCGCCATAACCGCCCCCGCGTAATGCGTTAGTTAATGCGTTGCCTTGGCTGTAGTTTAAATATGTACCCAAGCCACCAGTAATTGCGTTGGCTTGGCCAACTTGACCAGCCGCTTGAGCGGCTGCTCCACCAGTTATTAGATTGCCAGCAGTGTTTGCATAGTTTTGGCCAGCCTGCGCTACTTGACCAGTAGCGGTTTGACCAATACCAGCCAATGCGGCTTGACGGTTGTACAACTGATTTTCACTAGACACGCCAGTGTTGTATGACGTTAACGCTCGATTGTATGCGTTACCAAATTCTTGCGATCCCATTTCTTGACCATAGCGTTGCGCTGCTTTTAAAGCGCCTCCAGAGATCAAGCCACCACGGGCAGCCGCCTGACGATCAAGCGCTTTCTGGCCTTCAGACAAACGGAATGCGTAGCCTGGGTCAGCTTGATAGTCGCCTGCGCCAAACTTAAACGCGCCAGGCACATTACCTGCAGTGCGTTGCAGTTCGGCTAGGGCGTTGTAACCAGCTTCACGATAGGGCGCATAGTCCTGTCGAGTTTGTTGAAACTGTTCGTTTTGAAGTTCAGCAGCGCGGTCTGCGGCGGCAGATTGCGTTTTAGCCGCGCCTTTGGCCGCGCTGCTTCCAATTGCCGAACTTACGACTACGGCTCCAGCGACCCAAAATGTCATGGCAGCACCTCTAATGATTGATGTTTAACTTGATTACCGAGACTATACATGCTATTAGGCTCTGCTTCAACCAATTCGGCCTCAGCTTCCTCAACAGTTTTTGCCTCGATGGCGTGGAAAGTCATGCACAGCGCATCAGTAACTGCATACACCGCACGTTTAGTACCAGGTTTACTTGAAAACAAGTGAGGCCCAGTAACCTCTTGCACCCCATCGTCTGTGGTGATCGCAACCGTACCAGACACGATTAGATAGAAGTGTTCTTTCTTGTGGACTGCGCCCACGACCAAGACTCCGGCATGACGAAACACTTCACGGCAGTACATACCGCCATGGAAATAGTGCTTTGTCTCAGGTTCGTATTGAGGCAGCTTAGACACTTCGACTTGCAAGGCTTGCACCTTGTCTAGCATTGAAGTGGGCTTGTCAACCTCAAACCCTTTACCGTAGACAATCCTCATCAGGTCACCTCACGTCCAGAAACGCGAATGTTGATTGCGCTGGCTGTGCCTGCAATTGTACTGATAAAGTCGCCAATGCCAAGCACTTGACCGACCAGTTCTGGGAACGTGTAGACCTCAGACGCTTGCAAAGTCTTGGTCTTGGTGATCAAGTTGGTGTTACCAGCAGAGCCTGCGGATGTGACCAAGTTGACGCTGATTGTGGCGGCAGACGCGCTAATGTTTGTCGCGGTGAACTTGTCGATAATGGCCGTAACGCCAGTCGCGGTGTACTGGGTTGTTTGTGCGTTCTCGGCAAATTTAGCCGGTACGAGGACTTTGACGGTGACTGTCATGGTTTACTCCAATAAGAGGCAGTTATTAGCGGCTTGTTGCATGATGACCCAATTTGTGCCGTCAGACACCATTGTCGCCCAATTTCCTACAACTGCCAAGAGGATTGCTGTGCCAGCACTGGTACTGTCGATTGGCACAACATTGCTAGATGCCGACACTAAAGTCTGTGCCTGCATGTTCTTAAAAGTCAGATACCTACCAACATACAAAGACGCTGAAGGTAAGGTCACAGTGCAAGTCGAGCCTGACTTGTTATTGATGAACCAAGTTTCATTAGCGGCAACCGTAAAG